TCTAGTAGCATTACCTGCACTGAGTCCTAAACTTTTTTGCAATTGAGTTACATTTTTGTTAGCAGCTATTATTGATTTAATTATTTGTAAGAAGGCCGTGGCCATACCTATAGGTGATGACCTAGCTGCATTAAGAGTTTGAGCTAAACCTTTACTTGTAGCTTTAGCAGCCATAAGCAATTTACCAGTTTTACTCGTAGCACCATTCATACCACCTTGTGCTACATAAGCTCTTTTAATATTCATTGCAAATTTATTAGAATTAATTCCTAACTTACCAAAAAGGCCATCTGATTTTCCAATAAGTTCTGGAAAGAATCCTAAATCTGCTGCTATCTGTTCAGAAAGTTTTTGTTCTTTTTCAAAAGTCTCAACAATAGTGTCTGCTATTTTCTTTTTTTCTATAAGACCACTAAGTATTCCTTGTAGAGCACTTGCTTCTTGGGCGTTTCCTGCCGCCAAAGCTGACTGGAGTTGACTTTCGATAGAAAGTTGTTCTGTAGTAAGGGATGTTTGGGTTTTTTTAGCTTTTGTAAGATCTTTTTCTATTGCAGATTGATCACGAAGACCATTAACAATTTCATCTTGATAATCTAATATTTTTTTATTTAAATCTGAAACCTCTCTAGAAGCCTGGTTTATAGTATTTGCCTGCTCTTTAGACACAGCATTAAGGTTTCGAGCTAAATCTGTTTGGTCTCTAATCTCATCACTAATACGACGATTATCATCTAATATTTGTTCAAGTAAATCAACCGTTTGTTTTAATTGATCATTTAAGTCTTGTTGGTTATTTGAGTTGGGTGTGGTCATATTAGTGATATTTTTGTCCTACATAAATATAAAAAAAAAGGGGCTTTTTGCCCCTTTATTTTCTAAATTTCATACTAGACATCTTATTATTGGCTTCTTTCATAGATTGATTAATTCTATCGGCTTCTTCATTTTGTTTTTTATGAGTCTCACTTATCAAATGGATATGGTATCTTCTGATGTGTATGGGCATATTATATACCTCAGAATGGATAAAACCACCTTTCCCATAATAAACTAAATCATGAATTTCTCGATAAAATTGCTTTTTATATTCGGGCGTCAGGCCAAAGAAATGTAATACCAATAGGTAATTGGATGTCCTCCTTCACATCACCATCCTCCATTTCTAGAGTAATTTTCATATCAACGTCAGGTTGTATTTTTGCTAAATAATCTCTGAATGCACGAGTATCCTTAGATAAAAACTGATTGTCTACAAAATCCCTTATAGTTTTTGTTTCATAATCTCCATCTACAGATAAAATCATGTGTTTTAAACGGGTAGTTAATAAATTTTCAACCTTAGTTGTTTGTTTTAAACTTTTTACCTCAGCATCTATTTTCCTTTCATCTCTAGTATTTAAAAGCTTAAATGTGATTACTTTTTTAGTTGTGGGTAATGTAAATTCAAATTCATTTTTTCCCTTTTCTAATAAAAATTCTTCTTGAAGTTCTTTATCTTCTAGTTCAGTAAGATCAATTGTGTGTTCTTCATCTTCTCCCTGTTTGTTTTTTACTTTAAAAGTATAGTCTTTACCATACCCAAGTACACGAGAAGCAACTAAAAGAGCATTTTTATCACCTATTACTAAATCATCATAGTTAATGGGGGTAACAATAAGTGATTGGAGTAGTTTATCAATGACGATTCCTTTTTTAATATAACTATCGTTTGTAAGGATGTCTTCCTCTTTTGCAGTCATATACTTCATTTCAACTACACCTTTTGAAAGAGGATTTTCTGGGGGGTAAATTAAACCTTTAGATGGTAATGTAACCTCTTCGGTTGGGAACATAAATTTGTTTTCCATATTTTTAATAACTTTAAATTGTTCTTATATACATACATAAAAAAGAAGGGTGCTTGCGCACCCTTCAAAAAAATATAAACAATTTTTAGTAGTTCAAAATTGCATAATCCATAGCAATAGTAAGCGAAATTTCCATTGGAGTTGAACTTGACCAATCTCCACTTCCAAATTCAGCATTGGTTACATAAGCACCTTTACAAATCCACTCTTCAACCACATCACCCACAGGTCCTAATGTGTTAAAACGGATGTCTTTTTTGTAGAAATCAGAATAACCATCTCTACCCGTTACTGATTCGTGGTGCAATCTTACCCATTCCATTACAGCTTGAGCACCTGAGGGTGTTACGGGGTCATATAGTGTAACACTGATATTACTCCAATCTGATTTTCCTTTTACTTTACGTTTTATGTTAATATGTTCTAGAACTACTTCTTCAGATGTGTATTTAGGCCTGTCTGCATTTTTAATTAAATAGGTAGGTATTCCATCAATATAGAATATAAATCTGTTCTGTAGTTTAGGCTCGTAAGCTGTGTAGAACATTTCTGCTGAACTAAGTATTGCCATTTTGTGTATTGTTTATTCGTTTGTTATAAATATGTAATTCTTAAACTTTTTATTCAGTTAATGAAGCACCTGTTGGTCTAATTACATAATCCAAGATGATAAATTCAGCGGTTTTAGTTGGTTGCAGAAGGATTTGGCCTACTAATTGGTTTCTATCTACAACATCTGCTGTATTGTTTGTTTCATCCATGATTACTCTAAAGGCAAATAAACCTTGTCTTTGTTGTACGCTTTCTAGGTATGGGTTAACTGCATTTAAGAATCTGTTTCTAGTTACTGTTGTGTTTTGTTCGAACACTAGGTTACGTGAAGTATCACCGATGAAGTTTTTAAGTGCAATAAGCAATCTTCTAACGTTGATTCTATCAAGTGCTGATGCTTTGGTTTGAAGGGTTTTCTGACCAAACGCTACAACTCCTGTTCTTGGGAATGTTGCGATTGGGTTAACTTTTGCATCATACAAGGTATCGCGTAATCCTTGTGTTAGTTTGATTTCTGCTCTGGTTGCAGGTATTCCGCCTCTATTTAAACCAGCTGGTGCAAACCAAGGGGCTGCTACTCTATCGTTAAAGGCATATACACCCTGCATTACAGTTGAGGTTGGGACCCAAACATTCTTACTTAATTCAGTTGATGGGGTTTGAACCCAAGGCCAATATGCACCTGCAAAGTTGGTATTTAACTCACTTGCTTCTGTGGTTACTTGTGCTATTGTAGCATTTTTTGCAACTAAATCAGTTACATAAAATGCATCACCTCTGGTTTCACACATTTCAACTAACAAGTTTACAGTAGTTGCATAATCAGCATTGTAGATACCTGGGGCTGTGATTGAATTAAATCTGTATTCATCTTTGTTGCCTAAGATATTAATTGCTGTAGTATAACTAGCTGCTGTTAAACCTTGTGTATTGGCACTTGAAATGTTTTCAAAATATCTACCTGCCTGTCCTGTAGGGATGATATCTCCAACTCCGTTGTAGAACGAACCACTTTGTGGGAATGGTAAACTTGCACTGTATGAAGTACCTGATGTATCTGTTCCTACTGAACTATCATTATTAAGGTATTGAGGTGTTGGTTTTGCAACAGCTGATACATAAACATATCTTGAAATGTTTGGGTTATCACCGTTTACAACTACCATTGATTGACCATTATAATCAGTTATTGTAGTGTATTGATCACCAATTCGTTTTGAGATATAATTGTCACTTTCTGGGTCAAGGTTTACACCTATATATGTTTCAAGAATTATTGTGTTGTTTGTGTTGTCGTCTCCTCTTCTTATTTCTAAATTGAAGGTACCTGCATTTTCATTAATACCCGAAACTTCCCATCTTAGGTTATCAGTAGAACCAGAAACCAATGATCCATCTGAATATTCGGTTCCAGGGTCAGTTGCTCCTGTTGAGTTGTTGAACTTAGAGCCCTTACCAATTGTTCTAAGAGTAAATACATTGTTATTAACATTGTTATCTACTGCTCCTGTTCCTACACTAAAAGTAAATGGAGGGTTAGATACATAACCATTAGCAGCAGGGTTAGCATAGGGACTAAGTAAATAATAAGAATCAGAACTAGTTAATATCTTGTAATTGCTTAAGAAAGATAAATCACTACCTTCTGAAGATGTCAATGATAATGTTAAACCAGTACCTGAGGCTGAAACTATACTTGATAATTGTGGGGTATTATTGATAATACCTGCTAATGTATTAGCATCAGCTGCGTTGTAGAATAATGTTTTAGTAAATGTCTGATAGTTATTATTTCCAGATTGAGAAACTAAGGTAAATAAAGCAAATGCTTCTACACCCCCACTACCACTAGGGGGGAATATACCTATACCACCATTTCCATCGGGAATAGTAGTAATAGAAGCAGAAGCAGCATTCGCAGGCCAATTTCCAGTGTTTATAGAAGAAGAAGCCAACACGTTAGTCGATTGTGCACTATCAAAAGTACCACTCACAACACGTGTTACTAACATACTATTACCACCGTTTGCAAAAAACTTTTGAGCGGCAATAGAAGTTAAAAATTCATACTTGTCAGAACCTGAGAAAAATGTGGTTCCAAATTTGTTTCTGTAATCAGAGAATGATGTCACAACAGTTGGTTGCTCAACGGGTCCTTTAACCGTTGGTCCAATAATTGCGGCACCTACCTCTACGGGCAATGGAGAAATAAACGATTCGTCGGTTTCTCTTTGAAATACACCAGGTGATACTATTCTTTCGGCCATGTTTATGTGTTATTTTAATTTGTTATAAATATAGTCTAGATTTTGTAGAACTATCGCTGGGTATAAATATCTAAAGAGAAATCAAAACCACTAGCTTATGGGTGTGATGGTTCCTTTTTCTAGGTTGATTTCTCCTTTTCCATATTTTTTGAATAAATCTTCAGCAAGATTAATTTCTTTTTGACGTAGTTTGTCAATAAGTTGTTTGATCTTGTTTTTGTCGTCTGTGAGGTTTTCTAACTCTAAAACAATTTGTCCAATTTGAAATATATAACCTTCATACTCAAATTTAAGTTGTTTTAGTTGTTCTAATTCCTCAGGGGTTAAATTTTTTGGTTCGTTTTTGTTTACAATTATTGGCATAACTTTTTATTTTTATGATATTCCATTTATACTATCTATGTTTGCTTTTAGTACTCCATTTATACTAGCTAAATTAGCTATTGTAACTCCATCAATATTTAAAATTCCAGGTAAAGGTGCAGGAGGTGCTGGGGCAGCTGTTATAGTTAAAGGAGCTATCAATCTAGCAAAATCTCCTTTGTAAAGAACATTTTTACCTAACCCTAATTCTCTCCCAATATCACCTTTATATAGAATGTTCTTAGCCATTATTCATTTACTTGTAAGTTTGAGAATATTGCAAATGAAGAACCTGTTGGATTACCATCACCTTGTAATAATTTCAGATTTAATATGTTATT